ATTGAAGCCCGTACGCTAGCATGGCTTGCGGAACAGAACGACTTAGTGGAGGCATTTGATCGTGGCGAGGATGTATACAAAATCATGGCATCTGCTATTTATGGCAAGGACGCCTCGGAGATTACAAAGGATGAGAGATTCGTTGGTAAGACCACTATCCTTGGTTGTGGGTATGGGATGGGGGCGGCCAAATTCCAAGCGCAACTCAAGAACTTTAATGTGGCGATTGAATTGGATGAAGCTAAACGGATTATCAACACTTACCGCGAAACGTATCCGAAAATTACTGCGCTTTGGAAGAAAGCGGGCCTAGCCCTTGAAGCCGTACTGCGTAATAGCGCAATGGGATTGGGCAGGGATGGGATATTAAAGATCGAAGGAAACAACGGCATCCTTCTACCCAATGGTTTGTACTTGCGTTATCCGAACCTGCGCATACTTCAGAGTGAAGAAGGCAAAGCTGAAATGGTGTACGACACCAAGCGGGGCAAGGCTACGATACCCAACCGAATCTATGGCGGCAAGGTCATTGAGAACGTATGCCAAGCCTTAGCCCGTATCGTGATCGGTGAGCAGATGCTACTGATTGCCAAGAAGTACAAGGTTGTGATGACTGTGCATGATGCGATTGCTTGCATAGCGCCGACACCCGAGGCTAACACTGCGCAAGAATACGTAGAGATGTGTATGCGCGTGCGACCCAAGTGGGCGCTTGAGTTACCGCTAAATTGCGAATCAGGGTATGGGAAAACCTATGGCTCTTGCTAAAAGAAGGCAACACGGTAGCACGTACAAAGGGCATACCATACCCTACGGCACACTTGCGGATGCAAGCCAAGAGCTTATCAAAGTTTATTACTACCATGGGTACAAAGAAGACTCAATGTTGCCTGAGTTCCCATGCCTACCATACGAGGAAGAGCCGACCATCGACCCCGAAGAAGAACTATACAAGGTAGAGTTAGCCGAGTACATGCAAGAGATGTTGGACAGCCTGACCCCTAGGGAAGCCAAAGTATTGCGGATGCGGTTTGGTATCCAAATGGATTGCGACTACACCCTAGAAGAAGTTGGCAAAAGGTTTGATGTAACAAGAGAGCGCATCAGGCAGATCGAAGCTAGAGCCATGCGCAAGATGAAGCATCCATTTCGTAGTGAGATATTGAGGCAGTTTTATGCCACCGAGTATTACAAGACAACCGAACAAAAGAAACGCGAGATTGAAGCACGGCAGAAGGAATGGCGGGAAGACGTAGAACGTAGACAGCGAATGCACTACAGAGAAAAGACCATGCCTCCTGAACAGAAGGAACTATGGCAAGAACTTAAACCCGCGCTTCAAGATGCAACGTGGGTTATAAACTTGAAGGTACACAAGCCCGAGATGTACCAAGAGCTAAAGGAATTGGTAGGCGATCTGTGGGGCATGTGCGCTAAAGACATTTGGAAGAAGTACACAAAAGGATTGGACAATATATGACACAAGATGAAATCATTAAGATGGCTTATGAGGCAGGGATTATCCAACCACAAAATGTGATTAAAACCCTTGAAATCTTTGCCAATTTAGTTGCACAACATGAGCATCAGCGATTTTATGATGCCGCAATGAAAGCGGCTGAGAAAGCAGTTGATGTAGCAATGTCTCTTGAGCGTGAGGCATGTGCGAAGGTGTGTGAGTCAATGAACAAGTACATGGATGATGGCGAAGAATGTGCCACCGCCATCCGAGCAAGGGGACAAGCATGAACAATAAAAACACTTACTCAGCTTTGTTTATTTTTCTTGTAGCTTTTTGGGCGTGGCTATATAACCGAATTTGGATTTATTTTTTATGAAACAACTCATTTGGTCATTCAGTAGTCTCAAGACCTTTCAGCAGTGCCCTAAGAAGTACTACCATACCAAGGTTGCCAAGGACGTAATCGAGGGTGACACAACAGCTACGCTGTACGGCAAGGAGATGCACACGGTTGCTGAGGAATACATTCGAGATAGCACGCCCATACCAGAGAAGTTTGCGTACATTAAGTCTTCTCTAGATAGACTAAACGCCATCCCCGGGGAGAAGCATTGCGAGGTAAAACTAGGATTGACCAAAGACCTAGAGCCTTGCGAGTTCTCAGCCGAGGGCGTGTGGTGGCATGGGATTGCCGACTTGGTTATCTTAGACCGCGAGAAGAAGCTAGCCTACTCGGTCGACTACAAGACAAGTAAGAACGCACGCTATGCCGACATGGGTCAGCTCGATTTGATTGCCGCCGCCTTGTTTGCCAAGTACCCCGAGATCGAGCGGGTCAAGTCTGCGCTTATGTTCGTAGTCAGTAAAGAATTCGTCAAGGCCGAGCATGATGCCAAGATGAAGTCAGTGTATGTGCAGAAAGTGTTGCCCGATATTGAGCGACTCGAAGGTGCATTCATGAGCGGGGTTTGGAACCCCAAAACAGGGCCACTTTGCAAGTGGTGTTCAGTGAAGCAATGTGAATATAACAAAGGATGAACTATGTCAGATGATTATGTACGCGCACGTAACACAGACCCCTCGACAAGTCACGAGGCGGCAGATAAAGTAGGGGAGTTCGCCCATGCCCACTACTATCAGATACTACATGCCTTGCTAGACCACGGCCCATTAGGTAAAGATGGTATTGCTAAGATGGCGAACATGAATAGCCGTGAAGATGGCGTTGCTGTATCCCGCCGACTGCCTGAGTTGCAGAAGATGGGTTTAGTATCCCCCACGGGCGAGAAGGTTCAGTCGCGTAGCGGTCGTAACGAACGTGAATGGGCTATTAACGAAGCCGTATATCAAGAAAGAGTTAAACAAAATGCCTTACGTAAACAAACCAAGACCTTATAAAAAAGAATACCAACAGCAAGTTGCCCGTGGCGAGTTGCCTGACCGGATGGAGCGCCAACGTGCCCGTAACGAGTACGATAAAAAGCACCCCGATAAAAACAACGATGGCACTGCTGATTCTAGGGAAGGCAAAGACATTGCTCACGTTAAAGCGCTGAGCAAAGGTGGCGCTAACAAGGATGGCACGAAGGTGCAATCCCCAACGGCCAACCGCTCGTTTAAGCGTAACTCACAGCACAAGTTGGTGACTGAGACAAGCACCAAGGAACGTAAGAAGAAATGACATCCGAGGATAAGTGGCTACTTATCTTTGGTAGTGGATGGGTTGATTGGATGGAAATTCACAACCACGACCAGATGCCGCTTTTTAACGACTTGTATGAACGTGACTTACTTGAACTAGAACTTGCAAGAAACACAATTAGATTAAAACCACATGAAATTATCAGAGTATGACTGGCCAAGGCCACACGGCTTCACCCCGTTCGATCATCAGAAGACCACCGCCGAGTTTCTAATCGGCAACCGCAAGAGCTTTTGCTTCAATGAGCAGGGCACAGGCAAGACCGCATCAGTGATTTGGGCGGTGGATTATTTGATGAAAGTTGGGGTAATTAACCGAGTGCTTATCGTCTGCCCACTATCGGTGATGAAGGCCGCATGGCAAGAAGATCTGTTTAAGTTTGCTCTGCATCGCACAGTAGCCGTAGCGCACGGTGGAAGAGAGAAGCGCAAAGAAATCATTAACGGACTTGCCGAGTTTGTCATCATTAACTTTGATGGCGTTGAAATCGTTAAGAAAGAAATCATGGCGGGTGGGTTTGATCTCATTGTGATTGATGAAGCGTCTGCGTATAAGAACGCACAGACCGACAGATGGAGAACCATGCGGGACATTACCAAAGTGGTCAAGGGTCTGTGGATGTTGACGGGAACCCCGGCGGCTCAGTCGCCTGTGGATGCTTACGGATTGGCAAAGCTCGTGAACCCCAAGGGTGTGTCACCTTTCTTTGGCCAGTTCCGCGATTCAGTCATGCACAAGATAACCGACTACCGGTGGATACCTAAGCCCACTGCGGAAGCAACTGTACACAACATACTCCAGCCTGCTATTCGGTTTGAAAAAGCCGACTGCCTTGACTTGCCCGAGGTTACTGCGGTTGACAGAGAGGCTCCACTCTCACCACAGCAGATGAAGTACTACAACATACTCAAGAAGCAGATGCTTATTGAGGCAGCAGGAGAAGAGATTACGGCTATCAACGCCGCAGTAAAGCTCAACAAGCTCTTGCAAATCTCAGGCGGTGCAGTGTATTCAGACAACGGCGAAGTGATTGAGTTTGATGTGTCTGATCGCCTCAAGGTAATCAAAGAAGTGATTGACGAGTCAAGCCACAAGGTGTTGGTGTTTGTACCATTCACGCACACGATTGAGTTGTTAACGAAATACTTAACTAAGAACGGCATCACATGCGATGTCATTAACGGGGCTGTGTCTGCTAACAGACGTGCAGAGATTGTCAAAGAATTTCAAACACGCACTGACCCCAAGGTGCTTGTTATTCAACCGCAAGCGGCATCACACGGGTTAACACTGACTGCGGCTAACACTGTTATTTGGTACGCTCCCACCTCCAGTGTTGAAACGTATCTGCAAGCAAACGCACGCATCGACAGGCCCGGCCAACGCAATCCAATGACTATCGTACACATACACGGAAGCGCAACGGAGAAGCGTTTATATGCTTTGTTGCGCAACAACGTGGCAAACCACAACAAAATAATTGATCTTTATCGACAAGAATTTTTAGACGCCTCTTGACATTGTCAAATGTTGTGTTATATTCGAGTTGTGTGGCAGTGATGGGTAACGGGTTAGCGCCGTTATAAATCCCTTATTAGCGGACGAAACGCTAAAACACACTGCTTTATGTGAACTGTCATTGCCGCACATTTTTATTAGGAGAATCAGATGGAAGAAGTTCAAGAGAAGGTGTCGTTAGATAAACTGACTTCACTCTACATCAAGATACGCGACAAGCGATCTGCGAATAAGAAAGTGTTTGAAGCTGAAGATCAAGACCTTGAAGCTCAAATGCAAGTGTTAGCGCAAGAGATGCTAGACGTATGCAAAGACATGAATGCCGACAGCATTCGCACCCCACATGGCACGATCATGCGTTCAATTAAGTCACGGTATTGGACAAATGATTGGGATTCAATCTACAGTTTCATCGAAGAGACTGGAGCATTTGGCCTGTTAGAGAAAAGACTTCATCAAACAAACATGAAAGACTTTCTCGCTGAGAATCCTGACCTTTACCCCAAGGGGCTAAATGTCGAAAGTGAATACACCGTGGTAGTTAGACGTTCTAAAGAAAGCTGAAAATGAGTAACATTACAATCCTCAACGAAGACCTCCCCGAATTCTTGCAAACAGCAGGAGTTAGCGACCTTACACGACAACTCGCAGGTCGTACCGGAGTCAAACGCATCGTGCCTAAGAATGGCATTTTCCGTAAGACAGTCGGCGGCGAAGAGATGGGCAAGGTCAAAGGCAATGTAAATGCCGTCATCGTTAACGCATCCCCTGCTGTTGGTCGTATCTTCTACGCTAAACAGTGGAGCCCTGATGCTGAGCCGACTGCACCTGACTGCTTCTCTAATGATGGGCGTGCACCCGATGCAGGTTCAGCTAACCCACAAGCAGATCGTTGCGATAGTTGCGGTCAGAATATCAAAGGCTCAGGCCAAGGTAACTCTAAGGCTTGCCGCTACTCACGTCGCATTGCGCTTGTGTTGGAAGAAGACTTTGGCACATCCCTTGAAGGTTCAGTCTATCAAATGAACTTGGCATCCAAGTCTTTGTTTGGTGATAGCGTAGGCGATAACACGCACACGTTTGAAAACTACTCTAAGTACTTGTCCAATAACGGCAAGAGCTTGGACTACGTTGTGACGCAGATTAGTTTTAACGAAGACAATGACAACCAGTCTGTGTTGTTTACGCCGACTAAGTACATTAACAAGACACAGTACGCTGTGACTAGCAAAGTGGCTAACACTCCTGAAGCGCAGAAGATGGTCGTTATGACACCATACCAAGCAGACATGTCAGGTAAGCCTGCTAAGTTGGAAGCCCCTGCCCCTAAAGCAGAAGCACCCGCTAAAGCTGACCCTATTGATGAGCCAATCAAACGCCCCGCTAAAGCCGCGCCAGCACCCGTGACCAAGAAGGATTTGGATTCCGTGGTTAAGGCTTGGAGCGAAGAGGAGTAAGTATGACCTATGGTTACAGCCAACGCTTAGTTGAATCTATTAAAAACGATACTTCTAAGTCGTTGGATGTGGCTTTAGGAAAGTTTTTACTCCGCAACAATATTCCGGTTACCGAAGCATCTGAAGCCCTAGGGGTAAGTCGAATGACGATTTACAACTGGCTGATGGGGGAGACCCACCCCTCAAAAGAAAACGGTACTCGGATTATTGGATGGATGAGAACCTACAAAAAAGCCCAAAGAGAAGCAAAAACAAAATATGTCCCACTTTGACCTACTAGACGCAGTACTACCCACAGGGGGTCGGTACTGTGTGTTTGGGCTAGGGAAGTATCCAGATCAGAAGTTTTTTAGTACGAGAGCAGAAGTAGATGAGCAAATTGAGACGCTAGTACAAGCTAAGTTTGATGTGTTTTTTGGTTGTGCCAAGTTCGGCCCACTCAACAACCGCACACACGAAAACGTAGCCCATGTTCGCGCACTGTGGATGGACATTGATTGCGGCCCCACGAAGGCTGTACCCGATGAAAAGGGAGTTATCAAAGGTTATATTGACCAAGCCACAGGTCTCGCCGAGTTCAAGAAATTCTGCAAAAACGTAGGGTTACCACAACCAATCTTAGTTAGTTCAGGCTACGGCATCCACGCATACTGGTTGCTTGAAGAGACCTTAACTCGCCACGAATGGGAACCCCTTGCAAACCGCCTTCGTGAGTTGTGCGTAGAGCAAGGATTCATTGTCGACCCTGCTGTATTTGAAGCATCCAGAGTACTGCGTGTCCCCGGCACATACAACTTTAAATCTGAACCAGTAGAAGTAACGGTTCTTAACGAAGTCACTCAGCGTATGACCTACGCGCAAGTGAAAGAGCTACTCGGCGCACCCGACCCAGAGCCGGAAGACGAGCGGCCAGACTTTATCCCGCGCACCATGAGTCCTTTGATGGAATCGGTGATGCAGAATAAAATTAAGCGTTTTAAAACAATAATGCTGAAATCAGCGCAGGGCGAAGGTTGCAACCAACTGATGCACTGCTACGAGAATCAAGCCACACTCGACTACAACTTATGGCGCTCAGCGCTTTCGATTGCAACTTTTTGCGTCGACCGAGATTCCGCAATACACAAAATGTCTGCGGAGCATCCAGACTACGACCGGTTTAAGACCGAGTACAAAGTTGAAGACTTGCAACGCACGGGTGGGCCGCATCACTGCGCTACCTTTGAAAAGCAGAACCCCACAGGTTGTGAGGGGTGTAAACACAAGGGCAAGATTAAGTCCCCCATCATGCTTGGTGTGGAGATTGAAGAAGCCGAAGACGAAGACTACGACGTTGTAGTTGAAGCCGAAGACGGTGAGGTTGAGACAGTACGCATACCTGAGTATCCATTCCCATTCTTCAGGGGTAAGAACGGCGGCATATACCGCAGACCCGCAACTGATGAAGCAGAACCAGACCTCGTGTATGAGCATGATCTATACATCATCAAGCGGTTAACCGACCCCGATATTGGGGAGACATTGCTATTCCGATTGCACCTACCAAGGGACGGCATGAAGGAGTTTGCAATCCCACTCGGAGTACTTTCATCAAAAGACAAACTGCGAGAAGCACTAGCGTCTAAGGGTGTGGGCTTGTTTAGTAAGCAAGTTGACCTCATGTGCGTGTATGTGATTACAGCAGTTAAAAATTTACAAGTTATGCGGAAGGCAGATATTATGAGAACACAGTTTGGTTGGGTCGACAATGACAGCAAGTTCATTCTCGGCGACAGAGAGATCACAAAGGATGGCGTGTATTACAGTCCACCCTCACACATTACCAAGTCGGTAGCCGAGCACCTTGTTGAACACGGTGACTTTGACAAGTGGAAAGAAGTCTTCAACATGTACGCTAGGCCCGGCCTTGAGCCTCATGCCTTTGCCGCACTGACAGCGTTTGGTTCACCACTGTTGAAATTTACAGGTATGTCTGGTGCGATCATCAACGTGATTCACAGTAGCTCAGGCTCGGGTAAGTCGACAGCGTTGTTTATGTGCAACAGTGTATGGGGTCACCCAGTTAAGAACGCCTCGATCTGGAAGGATACATTCAACGCAAAGATGCACAGGCTCGGCGTGATGAACAACCTGCCTAATACCATTGACGAGATTACGAACACCAGCCCTACGGAGTTCTCTGACTTGTCGTACAGCATTTCGCAGGGTCGAGGCAAGAACAAGATGCGTGGCTCGGTTAACGAGGAGCGTGTTAACTTGACTAGCTGGAACGGCATGACATTAACGTCCTCAAACGCTAGCTTTTACCAAAAACTTGGTGCGGCCAAGGATTCCCCCGATGGTGAGTCTATGCGTCTACTTGAGTATGAGATCAAGCCTAACAACCTGATTGATGTGCAGGTAGGTAAGCAGATGTTTGACCACCAACTGCGTGAGAACTATGGGTTTGCCGGTGAGATTTACGCCCAGTGGCTCGTTAACAACTTGGAAGACGCCAAAGACTTGGTGCGTCAGATTCAGGCTAAGCTCGACAAGGAAGTTAAGTTCACACAGCGTGAGCGTTTCTGGTCAGCCGTAGCCGCATGCAACATCGCCGGTGGTTTGATTGCCAAGAACTTGCAACTGCACGACTACGACATGAAGCTAGTCTATACATGGTTGGTGGGCATGCTCGGCGAGATGCGTGAAGACGTAAAGCCGCCAATCAGCAACCCTGCCTCTACCCTTGGTGAATTCATTAACGGCAACATGAACCACGCTTTGGTTGTGAACGGCGAGAACGATGCACGAAGCAACATGATGGCTATGCCGACTATGGAGCCACGAGGCGAGCTATTCATACGCTACGAGCCAGACACCAAGTTGTTATGGATTGCGGCCAAGGCGTTCAAAGACTTCTGTGTCGAGCGCCAAATTAACTACAAAGACATACTTCGGGAATTAAAAGAGGTCAATGTATTTAAAGAAGCAGTCAACAAGCGTATGGCTAAGGGCATGAAGGTTGTGTCTCCCGCAGTGCGTGCGCTCATGTTTGATGCGTCTCAAGCTGATTTTATTCACATAGAAACCACCGATGAAAATCGAGACAGTTCACTATGAGGTTAACTGGGCCAAGTTCCGCAAGGGGTACTCGTTTTTTGTACCCTGCATTGACACGGTGAAAGCTAAAGCGGAACTTAACCGAGTGGCCCGCCGACTAAAGATGGAACTACTTACGAAAGTAGTCGTAGAAGACGGCATAAAAGGTTTGCGAGTGTGGAGGCTTTAGGCTAAACTTAAGTTGTCGGGAAGCAGTTGCCGACGGTTTATTTTGGTTGCCCTCCTTGTACCCCCGGCTAATCCCCGGGGGTTTTTTTATTTGTTAGCTAACCCTCTAAGCTCAATGCGTCTAATCCCCTCTTCTTCTTTTTCTCTAAGAGCTTTGCGGGATGCTTTACCGGCTTCATAAGCAAATGGCGCATTTTGTTCAGTTATCTCAACACCACGCCATGATTTGCCTCTAGCTTCCGCACGGGTCTCAAGTGACTTCTCAATCTCGTCAATACGCTTAGAGGGGTACATCCGATTAAAGCGTTTGTTAATGTCATCGTTAATCTTAGCGTACTCTTTCAAATCTTTATTTCTGTAAGCGCGATCAAGGTTGTTTAGCAAATCAGTGCGTTCGTTTTCAATACGCTTTTCAATAGCCGTCAGTTTAAAGTTAACTGCCTGCGCGTTAGCTAACGGAGCCGACCTAAAACCAATTGCTTGACCGTAGTAGTCCCAGTTGTCAAACGCTTCGGGTTTTGCAATCACAGCGCCTTTGTTATCTTTAGCGCCTTCTTTTGCGTACTTGTTAGCAACTACGATGTTACGCAAAATAGCGGGGGCTACTTTTTCTAAAGCTTTTTGCTGGTCGCCTTGTTGGAATGCGTCATAAGCATCAGCCCAATTTAAGACCATGTTTGCGGCGGGGCCCGCACGCTCCAATGCTCGTGCTATTACTTCTTCGCGGGGGCTTTGAGTTTCTTTAATATCACGGAAGAACATATTGCTTAAAGACGTGCGGCTAGAAAAGTCAAGACCCGTTAGTTTGTTAAGCACGCCTTTAGATACCAAGTCGCTAAGGTCGCCAAGTTTGTAGCCAGCTACAGTTACGTCGCCAAGAATTTCTGGTAAGTACACTTCGGTAAACCATACGTCGCGGCTAAGATCTTTAAGTTCCTGTGGGCGCTCTTTGTCTTCCCACGCAAAACTTAGCAACGCCATAACAACGCCGTAGAAAGGCAAGCCTGTAACGCCCGCAATCAAAGTTGTACTGCTTAGCACACCAAAGAAAATCTTGAACGCTTCAGCACGCCCTTCGCCGTTTAACCCCGCAATCATGCGGTAGAAGTTGCGAATCAACAGCACCATGATGTTTAGCGCAAACGTCATAAACTGCAACGCAAGTCTACCGCCGGGGGCTTTCATTATTGCGGGTTTAGCGTACTCGGAAAAGTTACCTTGTGATTCGTTAGTATCAATAACCGCTTGGTCTACAGCCTCTTCAAAAGTTTTATTTTTCCGGTTGAGGCGGTAAGACGCAATCCAAACAATCTCGCGTGCCATGCGGTCGGCAGAATGAAGCAAGCCAAAAGTCATGGACGCAGCCGCAACTTTAGCTTTTTCTGTCTTAGACATTACCTGTTCGGTAGACTTAACATTAAACTCAAACAACTCACTTGCGTAAGTAGATGCAGTAACTGCACGTAAACGCATCTGCTGTACAGCTCGTTTTTCTTCTTCGTTAAGATTAAGTGCTTTTGAGTTCTCAATGGTTGGCATTACCCATGCGGTAGTACCATCAAGACGTTTTTTGGTGACGGCATACTCATCCCAAAACTTAGCCATTTTGCCAATTTCAGTGAAGGCTGCTCCAAATCCGTGCCTTGCACCCAAAATAACAACGCCAGTCTGCAAAATGCTGATTGGCTGGATAAGCGCAGTAGACGGGGCAGACAAATAAGTAACTGCCGACAGCCTATTCATAATGGTTGCAAACGTATCAAACCCACTACGCTCTCTTGGGTTTAACTCCGATACAACTCGACGCTCCATGTCGTCAATGAACACTTCAACTTCAGGTCTGCCTTTAGCCGAATCCCTTGCAGCAGATATAGAAAGACGCAGTTGTGGGCCGTACTTTAGCCTTGACAGTTGCACCGCCATCTTGACTGAGGTTTCGTTAAAGCCACGCAGTACGTCAGTACTAAAGCCGGTAACGTTTTGACGCTCAGTAAACTGCCCACGGAAAGAATTCTCTGGCATCGTGCGCAAGTACAACTCGTATACTGAGTCTTTTAAATTTTCTTTAGCGTTGGGGTCGGTGTCTTTTACATTGTCGATGGCAGTGAACACATCTTTAAGCAGGTCGCTTTTTTGGTAAGTATCTTTGCGCAAATCAGCAATATTATTTCCGGTAGTAATGTCACTTTTAGGGATGCCATCCGCTACAAATTGTTCCGCCAACGCATCCCGCTCGGCCATAGACGGGCGCATCCAAAACTCTCGCTCACCACCCAACCCTTTTTTAACCGATATATAGTACGGGCCTTCACGAGTCAAAGCAAAGTAGGGAGTAATCTTTTTGCTGGCTTCGTAGATTTGTTTGATCCGCGCCATGATTAGCGCTTTGCCGTCTTCTGGAATGTTTTCTTTGTTGATACTTTCCTCAAGTAAGAACATGTAGTAGTCGGTCATGTCGTTGAGGTGATCGCGCATCTCTGTGTATACACGCTTACCGTCTTCTGTCAAACCGTTAAACATTCTGTCTAACTCAGGAGCACGTACCTTTGCGGATTTGTCGGCGGGATCAATCTTTGCTAACGTAGCCGCAAGTGCCACATCTTCAATCTTTCTCATCTCACCGGGGTGCTTTGCAAATACGCGCATAGCATCAGTGCTTATGTCTGCGGCGCTTTCTAACAATATGTTGGTCAAGCCCGCCATCTTTTGCATCAACACGTTTGTGTTTGCTAACTCAGGGACGTAAGAAGAACCCCAACTTGCGGCAACGTCAATATTCATCTGCGCTAAGACAGTCTTTATTTGCACTCTGTCCATGGACTTAACCAGACGATTAATTGCTGGCAAAATCTTTTTGGGGTTGCGCAATGCAAACAGCAAGGAAGCTTGTTTAGCCGTTTCTTCCGCATCCCTGCTTCGCTGAATTTGCTCAAGGTGGTATTGCACCCGATCATCAATCTCTGCTTGCGTTTCCTGTATTACCGCAGTTGTAGGTTGCGGCATTTTAGGTGTCTGAGTGTAGATTTTGCCGACACGGGCTTCACGTATTGCGTTGGCTTTGTCAGCCTTAGCAATCATCTTCATTGTGGGTGTTAGCTTAGAAGACACAAGCTTGTCGGTAACTACAATCAAATCTGACAGCGCATTGATGGTGTCTGTAGCCATGCCGAGCATTTCACGAAGCGCATCTACAAAGCGATTAAAGAAACCTGTCTCTTCTTCAAAGCCATAAGCACCCATCAAAAACTTCTGGAAGAAGGGGTCGGTCATGCCATAGGAAACAAACTCGTGCGGGTTGCTGAACACACCAGACACGGTCTTTAGGTAGAACATTTCTGCGGGCAGCTCGCCCAAGTTAGCTAGGCGGTTGTACTCATCCTTAGCGTTGTTCATCACCGCAATCAGATCGTTATACGCACGTACCAGCTTGGCATCACCTGAGAACCCACGCTGAACCGCAAGGAGGGCTAGTTCAAGTTTTTGTTGCAGTGCAGCATGCAATGCTTCGTGCAGTACTGTGGTGTTATTGATACCTTGGAAGCTACCTGCGCTAGCACCACGCACAAAAATAGCACGTTCGCCAGTAGCAGTATTCTCAAAGTACACGCCGCGTGCGCGAGAGTCTTCATTGCCCCATGCCTCTTGATGGCGAGACAATTGCTCTGGCAGTGGGTCGCTTTCTTCGACTACAACAAATTTGACGCCAGCTACTAGGCGGCGAAGGCGTTTGGCCAAATACTTTTGAAAGCCAGTTCCCGTCTTAATAACTTGACCCAGCGCTTGCGAGGCGTTCTTAGCGTTCTTAAACCCTTCGTCTGCGGCTTCAACTTCATCGTTGCTCGCGGAGCTTTTGTTTATACGTTCTTGCGCTTTGTACTTGCGTCCGGCAACTACGTCGTCGTATTCTTTCTGGGAAATCTTTGAGCGGTCAGCAAGTGCGGCTTTAACACGGTTGCCTAAAGCAGTGCCACGGTGTTTAGCCTCTAAGTCCAGCATTGCGTTAATTGCATTGCGCTTAGCCGCACGTTTGTCGTTTTCTGCGTTCTTTAGACCTTCATCGTCGGCAATGTTGGTCTCGTCAATAGGCGCATTGGCTTTGTCCAGATCAGCTTGCAACTTAGGCAGGGCACGCTCACCCTTCATGTAATCAGCACGGCCTTCGGTACGGGCTTTCTCTTTCTCCGCACGTTGCTCTTCGGTAATGTCAGCCTTTGGCCGACCACGTTTGCCTTTGCTTACTCCTGCGGCTGTTGATGCCGCTTGTCCTTCTTGCGCTGTTTGCTGGGTTTGAGAGGTCTGAGTGCCAACGTCGGCTCCTTTAGTTTCTACAGGGGTTTTCCTTGCTACTTCTCTAGCAGCATCAAGTTCATCAAGTTGTTTACTAATGGCGTCAAATTTAGCTGAAGCCTCCTTGCGCTTGGCTTCTAAAGCCTTTGCAGCTTCGTATTTTTTGTCTGAATCATAGTTACCGTTTTCATCAAGAACTAACGGTTTGCCATTGTCATCTAAAACGTCCGCTGCGCGAATACTATCTAAATCAATTAGTTTGTCTAATAAAGCCGAGCTTTCTTCGCTTACTTCATCAAGCTGTTTAAGAAGTTCGTCGCGTTTTTCAAAATACTTTACGGTATCTGTTACGTCTGCGTCTGTTATTGGAGCGGGCTTAGCTCGTTCTTTGAGTGTTTGGTCTTGGTCAATTTCTAGCCCCGCTGTTTCTTCATAACTAGGGCGACGTTTATTTGGTATGTTGCGAACCAACATAGCCATACCTGTATCACCCGCTTGTTCATACCGGTCGGCGACACGTTTGATACGAGCATCAGTATCGTTATATGCAGGGGCTGTTGGGTCGTCTTTGGTACGCTTGGCGTATGCTTCTTCGTCGGTTACTGCAACGGGCTCAGTTCCTTTTCCTTCAGTAGACTCTGTAACATCCGTTCTAGGAGAAACCATTCCATCTCGTTCAGCTTCTCTAACTCCTGTGGTGGTGGAAACGTTGTCGGCTGATTGTGCAGATAGCGCAGAGCTCTCTCCACCTGCTTCACTGATAGGTTTTGTAGCATCTTCTGCTCCCTCTTCAATAGGCGCATTTGTTTCTGTAACCTCTGGTGTTCCGCCAAGTCTAGCAGTTGCAATGCGTAGCGCATCAACAGGGTCAATACCACGACGCTCTAATATAGCGGCTGCTTCTTTAATTTGTTCTGGTGTTGCTTGTTCTTTAATAGGAGCAGCTTCCGATACCACCGTAGGGGGCGCAGATTGTTCCTCAACCGCAGGCTTCATGCGTTTAGCTAGGGCATCTTTAAGTGCTTGGCGCTTATCAACGGGGGGCGCAGGTTGTTCCTGTTCTGTTTCTGGCTCAAAAATTGGCTCGATTTTTTCTTTTTCTTCCGTAACTGTTTTTGGAGCGCCGGGTGTTGTAGCTATGTTAATAGCGCCTAGACCTGCTGTAGGGACAATAGAACCAGCGGCTTCCTTTGCGCCGGATTCAAACATTTCTTTGGCGGTTTGCACGGTGGCAAAGTTTTTACGTTCGCCAGTTTGAACTTTACCTGCGGCCTGTGCGCCTTCTTGACCAGCACCGGCTACAAATTCTTGACCGCTCTGTTTAGGTATTTCTTTAACTAATTCTTTAGCCGCGCCTGCACGACCCGCCGCTTTGATAAAACCTTTAACGCCTTCTTTAGCTACTTTAGCCGCAGGGCCAAGCACTAAATCTAATGCGCCAGAACTAATTGCAACGGCTAAATTAACGTCGTCGGTTTCTTGTAACCTTTGAGCCACACGTGCGGCTCTTTGCTCCGGCGGCAGTGCTTTAAGCTCCGCAGCCATGGCCTCAAGTCGATTACTAACCGCTTCAGAGTAGCCCATGCCCGTACTAAAAGCGGCTAAGCCCGGCTGTTTTGTAGCCACTGCGGTAAGGATAGAAGGTACGGCATACACCGCGCCTGCGCCCATACTGTTAGCTAGCCAATTACCAAAATCAGCGGCGCTTTCAACTTCTAAAAGTTTTTCTTGCCGTGGCTTGTACTTTTGGTTTTCGCGTTGGTATTGAGACAGCAAACTAAGGGAAGCGTTTACAAACTCTTTATTGTTAGCCAAATCTTTGTTGATTGACTCACGCAGTTGGCCACGCACATTTGGGTTAGAGGCAAAGTACATGCGCACTTGCGGGTCACGAGGCAATTCATTGGGAGATTTAATTTCCCCCTTATCAATCTTATCCAACAACTGCATTTGCTGAATCGTATTACCAAGAACATCGGCACTGCCAGCCAGTTTAAACTGCTCAACCATGCTTGGAATGCCAACAGTGGCCGCGCTAATGACGCCTTTTTTACCTTCTTCAAGGGGCGAAAAGCTTTTGTCCGGTTCTGGCTTAGGCGCGGGTGGTGGCAAGAACGATTGGGCTGCGGGCTTTTGTGCTATTGGAGTAGCTGGAGTAGGAGCTACTTGCTGCGTTGGTCGTAAAGCAGGATTTATATTTTGTGCGGCTGGGGGGTTAGCCGCTAAACGTGCAAGTTTTTGAGTTTCTGCATCGAGTTCAGGTGCGGGAGCGGTAGCAGGCGCAGCAACGGGGGCAGGAGCAACAGGCGCGGGGGCGGGAGCAGGTTGGCCTTGACTTCCTAAAAACCCAAGGATTTTTGCCTTCGCCGCAGCCGCATCGTCTGTATCAATATCGTAATGCAGACCTTTGTATTCGTAGATTGGCATTGCCTACCTTACTTAATTTTTATTGGGTTGTCTGCCGTACCTGCTTTTGCCGCTGGAGCGGCGGCGGGGGCCGCATCGGGGTTAGCCGCCATCCACTTTCTTCTCCACTCACGTTCGTACGCATCTTTATCTTTAGCGTCAAGGTAAGGGACGGTAAACTGATGCTTACGCCAGTCTTCGTTTATGTCTTTTCTTTCACGGGCAGAAACAGCAGGTGCGGCAGCCGACTGTCTGTAAAGGTTAGTTGCCAAAGCTTCAATTTCCGCTTCAGACATGTTTGGGAATTTTTCTTTTAAACCCGCAGCAATAGCTCTTACACCCCTTTGCTGATCTGTTTCTCTAGGTGTTTTACCAGCAGCGTTTTTGTTTGCGGCTCTAGTAGCGGCAACATCGCGTGAAGCCTGAGCACTTTCGTACTTGCCCATGAGGTTGAGGTTACCTGTAACCAGTCGAGCCATAAGATTATTCTTAGACACGCCCAAGTCTTTAGCAATTTTAGCCAAGTCAATGTCGGCTTTTTGTTCCGCTTTAATGTCACCGTCTTTTTGCGCTTGACGCAGGGCTTGCAACTTGTACTTAGCTTCGTTTATTAACGAGTCTTGCTTGATCGCGTCTTCACGCAAATCAGCTTTTTCACCCATTAACTTTTCAGCGGAGCCGGTATAGGAGCGAGTAAACGCATTGAGTCCGCCAAGACCTTTTTGACCGCGAGAGCCTTCACTCCAGTCGGCTAAAGCCCTAGCTACAGCCATCTTTTCGCGTTGTGTAATATCTTCTTGTTGCAAAGCACGCTCGGCGGCTTTAGCTTCTTTAAGAGACGCAAGACCTTCTAAGTACTTAGTACCAACTGGGCCTGTATCAACGCCATAATCTTTGGTTAACTTGGATTCAATGTCGGTTCTTGAACGCACGGGGCGTACGCCCTGCTTCATTAGCGCTTGAATTTGCGGCATGAGTTTCTTTAACTCTGCTTCTGCGTCGTAGCCGGGTTCGTCTTCAACTGCGGCTTCTTCAGCAACTGCAACTTCTTCAGCGGGGGCCTCCTCTGTTTTATTAAGCCCACCACTTTGGAAAGCAACAATACCGCCTGAGCCGTACTCAAACATGCTATCGTCAACAGGAATACTCATCAAACCGCCATCCGCTGCCATCATAACTTGTTGAGGAGCTCCTTGTTGCGGTGCTTGCTGAGGAGGCATTTGGGGCGCTTGTTGCGGCGCACCCGACATAACTTGACCGCCAGAACCTGTTTGTAACTGTGCGCCCGAACCTGTTGCAACGGGTTGACCTTGACCCAAAGCACCAATGCCCATGTTTTGCAGGGCTTGTTTAGGCAGGCTTTGGTTTAGAGGTTCAGCAGGGGGTTGTGGCCTATTCTGCGCCAACTGAATCTCTTTATTCATTTCGCTAATACGAGCAAGCGCCATGAATGGAGGCACTTGTGGGTTACCCCCTTGAGCCGCCGCCGTCAAATACTGGATTGACTGGGGTAGGGCTGGCAGTTTGTTAAGGTCGTCTTGTACTTCAAGTAAGTTCATACTGCTACCTTTTAACCCAATTTAAGTTTCTTCAACGCATCTTCCAACTGTGTCATACCGCCAAAGGCTTCAACCAACTGACCGATGCCAGACTTAGGCAGGGGTGTGTTAGTCGCTGTTTGGTATGGCAAGCCTTGCAACATAGACTGCAAGTACTGAGTCTTCTTCATTGGATCGTCACGCTGCGCCAAGAACTCATTGTAGTCGGCAGTGATGCCTTCTTGCTCAATACCGCGCTCTGCTTGACCCGCGTTAGCCAACATATTAACCAAGTCTTTAGACTGGCCTTGTTCAGTATTAAACTGACCCATAGCTTTGTCGTACGCACTTGCGTACCCTTGCCCAACAGTTTCGTTTTGCTTAGAGAGCAAGTTGCGATTAGCTTCGCTTTCCATAATGGCCTGACGCCCACCACCAAAACCACCAGCTTGCGTAAGCTTGGCCATACTGGGTTGTAGGTTTAGCTTAGACTGACGGCGTAACTCTTCCATCTGGGGTGCAAGCACCGACTCCAAATAGGGGTTCATGTACGACTGAGCAATACTGCTAGGCTGCTGAGATGTTTGAGGCGCGGTTAGACCGGCGATACCTTGAGGACTTCCGTAGTCTTGTCCGGGTCTTGGCATATTAGGGCCATCTGATGGGCCACCACTGAAAGGCAACATACCACTGCCAGCAGTCCCCAAATCGTATCTGCCAGTGGCCGGATCGTATGCTCCTGTGCCGCCCATTGTACCTACCATTCCACCACCGGTATCACCCATGGGGGGCATAGCACCGGGGCCAGCAGAAGTTGGGCCACCACTTTGACCCCCAGCCAAGAAGTCAACCTTTGCTTTCTCCATGTCTGTGCCGGGAGCAAAACGAGCTTGTGCAGAAAATCTATTCCAATCAGCCTCAGTTTTTGGGCCTTGGTTAAACCCTCGCGGCCCTTGCTGCGGCATAACTTGTGGCGAATACAACTCCATTGAGCCACCGGGGGGCATAGCACCGGGGCCAGCAGAAACTGGGCCACCAAAGTTATTTACACCGGGGCCAAACCCACCCTGTTGCGGCATTACCGCAGGCCCACCGGGGCCGCCATAGTTATTAGTGTTGCCACCCATAGGAGAAGCAAAGCTTTTGCCGAGGTTGCCGGGGAATGAGAGGTTACCTAAACCCTGAAATACTTTACTCTGCAAATTAGACTGGCCCGCAGTCATTGGGCCTTGGTATACCTGATAGGGCTCGTTTGCAATAGCTTGGGCTTTACCAAGCATATTAGTTACATACGGGCCAGCCCAGCTAGAGATTGTGGATTCCGAAATACCACCAGCGGCTGGTAGATTAGAAGCTGAAGTGTTTCCAGTAGATGCTGCGGGAGTAGCCATGTTTGTTCCTTAAGCGGGTAAGTGCTTGTCTGATTTAGTGTCGGCAGCAATGTTCTTGGTTTTGCCACGAGCCTTTTTGATTCTGTCCATCATTGCGTATAGTTTACGTGCGCCAGCTTCTGTTGAGCCGTTGCCCAGTTCAGAAACAATACGTGCTGGGATTACAAATTCGCCGTCGGCTAACCGAGCAGGTTGGCGTTTACCAATCATAGCTGGAATGCTATCAGACACACCATCGCCCGGGCCTTTGAGTAACCGACCGCCGTCTGAGTAACCGCCCAAATTAGCAATACCGCCAGCCGCATAGTCCCAAGTTTTACCTTGTTCGTCCATGTTGGGTTGCGCAGGGTCAACAGCAACTTCTTCTTTAATAGGAGCCGCGCCAGCCTTAGAGTACTGCATTGGGCTGAAATACGTAACACCGCCAGAACCGGGTCGGCGAGCCATCATGTTTGGCCCTAGAGCTGCTTGATAGCGTTGGTTTACGGTTGCTGCGGGAAGACCTGTAATACCTGCAATACGATCTGGGCTGATACCAAACTGATTCATACCGCGAGCAACCAGAGCATCGCTCATGCCGGGGCGGGTTATGTAGTCACGAATCTCACTATCGGAAGGGTTGTATGTACCAGCGGGGCCAGTCATGGGCACTGCGTATTGTTGACGTGACGCAACTAAATCAGGGATGCTACCTTTGTAACCACCGGGGCCACCGGTAACACCCATCAGTTTGTCGGCTAACGAGCCAATACCAGCAGCGCCTAAAGTCTTAAGCAAGCCCTTAAGTGCGGGTGATTTTTCAAACAGTTTTGTAAGGTCTGAAGTATCAAACATATTACCGGAGGTAGTATCCCCTGTGGTAGATACGTTCTGCCAAGACTGCACATCTTCACCGGTGTCAGAGTAACCTACGTCATCGCCGTAACCTATAGTCCCACCATCTGTGGAATAGGAATCAAAATTAGTGTCGTCTACACTCCAGTCTATTGGCGCTAGTGATGTCATATTAAGCTCCCTGCCTTATGATTTCTGCAATTTCTTCAGGGGTCGCAGCATTGTCACTTGACCCTTCAATTTGTTTAAGCAATTCTTCGACGTCATTTTCGTCGGTTTTGTCTTTTCGAGCAAGTGCTTCTTCTTCAATCTTTTCACCCTCAGCACCGGCTTTGGTAACGCTCAGCGCCCTGTACTCTTCTTGCTCCAGTTTGCCAGATTTGCTGACCTTTTGCTTCTTGGAGCCAAAGTCTTTGCCGTAGTAAAACACATTTGCCAACTGAGGTGTGCCAAAAGACGCCGCAAGTGCAGTTGACTGCGGCCAAGTCAGACCCGTTGCCTTGCTGGGCTTCTTTGGATCTTTAGGTGGCTTAGGCGGATCTTTTGGTGGATCACTGATAATTTTATCAATGATTGGGTCATCTATCAGGGTAGTAACTTTATCAATTACGTCGTCATCTAGCTCGTCAATAATTTCATCTGGGGTAGTCTTAACTTCGTCTTTAGTTTCAACTTCGGTCTTAGTTTCAGCCTTAGTGTCTAATTTGGTATCTGTCTTAGTGTCTAGTTTAGTGTCTAGCTTAGTGCCAGTTTTGGTATCTGTCTTAGTGTCAGTTTTGGTATCTGTCTTAGTGTCAGTTTTAGTATCTGTCTTAGTGTCAGCTTTTGTATCTGCCTTAGTGTCAGCTTTGGTATCAGCTTTAGTATCTGTCTTAGTATCTGCCTTAGTGTCAGCTTTGGTATCTGTAACTGTGTCAGCCTTAGTGTCAGCCTTAGTGTCAGCTTTGGTATCAGCTTTTGTATCTGCTTTGGTATCAGCTTTTGTATCTGCCTTAGTGTCAGCTTTGGTATCAGCTTTTGTATCTGCTTTGGTATCAGCTTTTGTATCTGTGGTTGTTTTGCCTGACGTAATGGCGTTTAATTCCGCAAGGGTAACGCTCTCGCCCTTAGCGTTTGTGCCGATTACTGTAGACGTATCAACCTTTACTTCACCAGAAGTTTTGCCAGTTGCCGACTCACCAAGCAGCTCGGCTAGAGTAACTTGATTGCCCTCAGAGTCTGTAGCTACAACTTGGTCACCGTTGAGTTCTGTAACACCTAAGTTGTCAAGTGTCTCTTTACTACCCAGAATCTGATCGCCAATAATTTCATTGGACGCAGTAATAGACTGGTCTTCTGTAAGTCCAGCGTCTTGCAGTTGAGTAATGAGTGTGTCCGACGCTCCCTTTGGGCTAGAGCTATTTTTAATAGTGTCTGCCGCAGTATCCGCAACAGACTTAACCTGAGTCTCAGATAAACCAGAATCTTGAAGCGCTGAAACAGTAGAGTCGGCGGCGCTAATTGCGGCTGTTGTTTTTCCGCCAATAACTGCTTCCCATGCGCCAGTACCAGCAATCTTAGTCCAGTTTAAATCATCGTCGGGTTTAATAATCTTTTGCGTGCCGCCTTCAATAACGCTGGCTTCTACACCTTCACCAGCGCCCTCTTTTAAGCCCACTTTAGTGGCGGTTGTAACTACTTCTTTTGCGCCAATCTTACCCGCTGAGTCGCTAAAGATTTGTTTGGTCAGTGCGTTACCGCCGGGAACTAAATTAAGCGTACCTGTAGTTACTGCGCCAAGAGCCAGCGCCTTTTGCGACGCAGTTTGAGCGTCTTTTTCTGACATACCAGCGGCTTTAGCACGGGCATAGGCGTCTTCAGCAGCACCGCCACCTGACTCCATCATGTCAAAAACAACTTCAGTAGCAATACCAAGGGCTCTTGCAATTTTAGGAGCAGCGCCAACTAACTTAGCCGCAGTTAATACGCCGCCTGAGGCAATAAGCTGCGCTCCCTCTTGAAGGATTTCAGACGCTACGTTGTAAGCTACATAACCGGGGTTACTAACAATGGTTTTACCTACAACAGCCAAAGCTTCCCAGCCGTCTTTAGCCGCAGCCATATTTTTATTAAAGTCCGAGCTAGCGGCCTTCATTTCTTCCGGCGTTTTAGCTTTAGAAAAAGCAGCGTAATCACTAACAGCTTTATCAACTGTACCGCCGCGTTCAAGAACGTTAATAGCTTTTAGCGTACCGGTAACAAACGAAGCAATTTGAGACGTGGAGTCTACTGCCAACGCGCCAGCGTACTCGGCAATCTTGCCGCGCTCAGACAAGTTCATACTGCCACCGGTCACATTGCCGTTTGCATCGTATTGAACGTCGTTTACGTAGCTACCACCGTTGTCGGCATTAGAGGTTTTGAGTGCGGCAATTCGTGCAGCAGTTGCGTCAAGTGAAGCATTGCGAGTAGCGGTGTCGTTTTGAGCAGCAACAGTTTTGGATGCGTCGGTTATTGCGGCTAAGTTAGACTGGTTAATTGAGGCAATCTTAGCGTCAGCTTTTTTCTCCGCTTCTGTGGCCGACTCAGTTGTGTACTTTTTGCCGTCGTATTCAAACGTAGCGTTAGGGCCGTACGCATTTCTAGCTAACGCATAGGCTTCGCTTCTTGTAGCGGCGTTATTGATATTGTTTTTTGTTTCTTCTGATTTAGCTTCGGTAATAGCTTTATTTACAGCCGTATTAGATACGCCCATTGTGTAGGTACTACCGCCAAACGTAAATTGAGTCGCATTAGGGTCGCGCTGTTTAGCTAAATAAGCCGCTTCGTCGGGGTTGTCTGCTTCTGCATTACCAATTTTTACAACCTTAGCCGCGTTTGCAGCAGCATTAGCAGCTATTTGGGCATCTATGCCTTCAAACTCACCACCTTTTAAGTTTGCAGCGGTGGTATTTGCTTTGTTAGTGGCAGCGGCATCGGCTTCAAGTTGCTTAATTGTATTTTCAGCGTTGTTATTGCCAAGCGTGTAGGCCTTGCCGTCAAACGTAAATTTGTTATAGCCGCTATCAGACGCAAATTTAGCAGCGGCGTCAATATCCCGAGCACCAGAAGCATCAACAGTTAGCTGGCTATCCAGTATGTCGGCAATAGAATCTGGTTTTTGGGTAAGCCCAGCTTTAGTTAGCGTATCTTCCGTACCTGTTTTTGTACTTGTATCTTTACCCGCGCCTTTAACAACATCAGCACCTAGAGTACTAATTAGCGATTTTGTAGCTGCATCTCCGCTGCCAGTTGTAGCCAGAGTACCCGCTGCTTTACCAACAGCACTGCTACCTGTTTGGTCGCTAACTACAGAGTCAACTACAGACCCAATAATTTTTTTATCTAAATTTGCTGTGTTACCTGATAGTACGCCGTCAGTAACAGCCGAAGCAACGTTTGTTATTAACTTAGCAGTTAATGGGTCAGATGTAATGTTACCTAGTTCTTGGTTAATCGCGCCTGAAACTGTATTAGAGACAGCGTTAGATACTTGCGAGACCGCTAAACCTTTTAGCGCATCTTCGACACTAGCTCCACCAGCTACTTGCATACCCGCATTAACGATGGCAGTTCCTGCCGCAGTAGATACGTTTAACAAGGATGCTAATTCAGCCCCTGCAAAAGGCACTACCATAGATATAACAGGGCTCAAATCACTGAGTATCTGTTTAGTTAAACTAACATCTTTTTGCGCAAACAGAAAGTTACCGTTGGTATCGTAATAGTTAGTCTGTTTATCCCCACGATTAGTAAACCCACCAAGAGTAGCGGGGGCGCTAATTGGAGTTGCATCCATACCTTGACCATCAAAGCCAATAATCTCACCCGGCTTTTCCCAAGCGCCAAAACCACCACCTAAGTCTCTTGATTGAACATGAACTTGCTCGCCTGCCTCAGTGATGTCGGAAGTTGTGTAAGTAGCACCTAATCTGTTATATGCGTCTGTTAAGCTGGCAATTGTTGGTGGAGTGTTTGTTTGGGTTTGAGTTGTATTAGCGGCTTGAGTTGTATCAGCGGCTTGAGTGGTATCAGCTACTTGAGTTTGAGTTGTATCCGCAACTTGCGTAGTCGGTGCAAGAGTGGCAATCCCAGTGGGGGGTATGGATGTGTCCGAAGTGTCTTCTAAGACTACGTTGTTACCCTGAGTAACAGCAGCTAAGTTGTTTTGTTCGGGGGCTGTAACCGCTTCATATCGAGACTGCACGTTGCCAATATCAGCTCCAGTAGCGCGGGCAATGTCTTCTGGATTTACACTAAACTGATTCATCGTAGCGGCAATAGTGGCGTCATCCGCCTCTGGGTTTGCCAAAAACCAGTCAAATATCTGTTGGTCTGAAACTTGTGCCATATATAAATATTAAGGAGGGGTTGGGCGTGGGTCGGGCAACCGCGCAACAAAGTTTACAGCCATTACTGCCGAAGCAATAGCAGGGTATGGGGCAGATGCGGCAATAGCCTCCATCGTTACATTTGTATCGTCTGCGCCCCAGTACATCTCAATGTATTCATTAGCCGCTAAATCAATGTCAAAGTTCCAAGACACATTCATGTGGTTATCTGAGCCTTCAACTGTGTATCTGTGACCCGAATAACCAATTGTTGTTGTGCCGCGCTTGATCCAAATTTGAACATCTTTGGCTGATGCATTGGTGCTTTTTAACTGAGCCGACAACTGAAAGTTGTACACACCACCAACAGCCACCTCAATCTTAGAAGTGCTGGCAGTTTGGAGGGCCACAAAGTTATTAAGGTACGTTTGATTAAACGTGATGGGATAGCCCGTATTTACAGCGGCTAATGTCTGGTCTGCGGTGTTAAAGAATAGCCCGTTAGGAAAGTTGACGTTAGAGGGATCAATTGAATCCGATGTCTTTAACTGCTCCAAAATAGCATCAAGCCTATTAAAGTACAGACGTAAAACGTTGTTCAGTTGGTTTTGATACTGTTCGTTATATTCAATAGTAGCCAGCGGTAAATTAGGCGCAGCAACTTGGTTGAGTTCAAATTCAGAGATAACAATCATGAGTTACCCCTGCGACCGTCTTGTTTGATGTCAATGCGGGGACTGCCCAACTGCCATGCGCATCCAAGCTGGTTAGACTCAACCTGCAAGATCATCTGTCGGCCACGCACGCGAACGTATACTTGACCTGTAAACTGTTCAATAACAGCAGTGGCTGTGCGCGTAATCGTAGCGCTTGAGTTCCCACCCAAAGAGATGGGGTCGTTGTAACCAGAGCCAGAGTTCTGCATTGGAATCAGCGTCATAGTCACGTTTGGAGACTCAGTGTCTGAACCACGGAACGTAATGTCTGGGAGCATGCGCCACACAAAGCCAAAGTGATCGCCGTCGTCAATGTCAAACTCAGCCGAGCCAATGATTGCGTTAATAGCTACAGGTGTTCCGCTTACGTTGTCGTCGTTACCGTTTTCGTGGTCGACCAAGTTGTAGCTGTATGTAGCTGCCACTGGGTAGTTACGAAGGCCAGAATCAAGCCAAGCCGTGCGACCCATAGTGCCGTAAGCCCATACGTCTTCCATGTAGTTGTAGGTAACGTATAGATTTACCTCAGTGCTACCAGCAGAGCAATAGAACCACCAGACTTCATTGAAGCCCTCGTTTGTCCCTGCAAAGATCTGCTCGGTTTGAGACAAGTTAATGTCTTGGAAAATGTATTGGCGCAAGTCGCAGCGTAATGTCTGCACACGACCGTCGTATTTGTAGAACTTATCTACGCCCATCCAGTACACCACGCCAGAAGCAACGACGGCTGCATTAGAACCAACTATAGAAATGTTATCGCCCAAGAGCTGAGTGCTCCAAATGACCGGTGGCCCTTGGTATTGCAAAGAATAAAGAGCGGAGTCCGTAAACACCACAATCTCTTGACGAGTCTGCAAAGCGGTAACAATCTCAGAGCCATGCGACAACTGCGCACTACCGGCTTGGTTAATAGCGGAGATAGACCAATCCACCACAGACTCTTGGTCTGACCAACGAATTAGCATGGGATTCTTTGTCGAACTGCCGTAGTCATTAGTCCCAAACGCAAACACAAATCGGCTAGCGTCAGAAATAATCATAAAGTTTTGCATCAACGGGACATCAACAGCCCCCATCATGCTGGACACCAAAACTCCACGAGAACTTACAGTGTTTGTGGCATCCCAGTAGTAAAGCGCCCCACCACGAGGGCCATATATTAAGTCTTCACCAAAGTTCTGTTGGTTCCAAATACGCAAAGAAGAGTTTGAAGGCGCGCTAGTACCCCAAACACCACTACCCCAAGTGCCAGCACCCCAGCCCGTCAAAGGCACTGCATATTCTGGGCCGACGTTAATTTGGTATGCCGCTACAACAGAAGCTCCGCCACCGGGAGATCCTGAAGCATCGGTAGCATTAGCGGTAGCTGAAGCTGTAAATGTGTAGCTATTAACCCCAATTACTGTAATTTGATACTCTGCATTTAAAACCGCCGCCGTGATATTTCCGCCAAGACTTACAGCCCCACTAAACGTAACAAAGTCGCCCGTCACTCCACCGTGGGCTGTGTCTGTAACAATAATAACTGCTGAACCATTTGTCGCTGTAAAAGGGTTATTGTTAATTGTGCTACTAGCACGGATAGGCGTAATATCAAAGTACTGGCCACCACGGTTAATGTAAAACTTTAGGTTAGTACCGACACCAATCAGATTTAAGCCGCCAAGGGTGATCCAATTCCACAAAGAACGGCACACACCTACAAAAGTATACGCAGAAATACGTACCCAGCCGCCAATTTTCTCAGGCGTACCTTGCCGAAACCGCATCTTGTCGGACACATACCAACCGTTCTCGTTGGTATATCTGGTGTTTTCTTTGTTTACACCCGGCTTCAGTGTTAGTTTTTTGAGAGGCATGGATGACCTTTATTTGCTGGCAACGCCTTTGCTCTTCTCAAAAGAACGCATACCGGCAATGCCCAAGATGCCTGATAATATCACCCATAGTTGGTCTGCGTCCAGTACTGGAGGAGGCTCTAACCCCGCTGGAACCCAGCCCGTTGCTTGCGCCCATTTCCACCCCCACTGAAACAGCGGATACAGTAGAAACTGATAGCCCATAGCCGCTACGCCGATCCAACCAATAGCTGGCCTCCAGCCGGAAACAAACACGTTAGATGAGGCCGCTTCAATCTTGTTGACCTCAATCTGAGCCAAGTCAGTGGCTTGGTCAATACGCTTTTCCTCTAGATCGAGCTTACGTTGCTCAATCTCCATCTCCATCTTTTCTTTGTCGGTCGTAATCAGGTCGCCTGCAACCTTACCAACAGCTTCAATGATTGATCCAACGGCAAGCAAGCTCATGCTAGACCTTTCAATGTGCGGTTAATCCAACCCTTGAGGAACTTAACCTGCACTGGGTTTTTGTTGCATATCTCAACGTAACGGGCAATCTTTGCCAAGGCATAAGACTCTTTAAACCGCTGGCCGTCTGTAATCTGGTTGAGTTTCTCTATGGTCTTAGCACCAATACCGCCGTCCGGCGTAGCACCAACAACCAACTGAGCCAGCTTGACCGCCATGCCCATTCCTGCATTGACACCAAAGTTAAAGATGCTGTTGGCTACGTCTTGGTTAGAAATCTCGTTGCCTCGCATCTTGTCCCAGAACTCAACACGGTAGAACTCCCGCACCATAGGCGTTAGGGAGCCACCAAACTCCTTTTTGTCCACAAGCGCCCAGCCATTCCACTGCGGGTTCTTATTACGGGCAATGCCAGCGTAGGTCATCCCGCCTGTATCACCGGGCACTTCATGGAGGACGTAGCCGCCCTCATCTCTAATCATCTGCTCAAAAGCTGGTTCAAACTGAGCCATTAGTTACCTCGTTTAGTCAGCATGGTTGCGGCAATATCCATCATTGAAATGGTATGTTCTAAGTTGTCTGGTTGAGCCGCCCACCCCGCTGTAATCTGCCCAATGAACCGACTGCGGTCAGGCGGCACAGATATACGGCAAGTGTAGTTAGCGCCCTGCGCTATGTACCAAATACCCAACTCACTCTGCGGGCGCAGGTATTGACTGCATGGGATATCCCCCGCCATGAGTTTGACGACATCGTTGTTGTTTGCGTGGTTAGACGTAAACAGACCAACGTCCAAACCTTCCATGTCCTTACTGCGCCCGTCTTTGGTGTAGAGCCGGTACAACACCCGAGTACCCAAAATTGGGTTGACTTTAAAGATGGCTACAAACTTAGCATCAGTGTGCTTGAACAACACAGAAGCCGCATCATCAACTCGCTCTTCGTGGATACTTGGCATCCGCTTCTGTTCTTGATACGCAGAGATTAGAAACGATTGGTTTTGCCAAAACATATACCCAACAAACGCAACAACTCCCATGACGAGAATTGCAAATAGCTTAAATGGACTATCTACGTAGCCCAGCACTTTGTCTAACGTTGAATTGGGGTTTAATTTTTCGTCACTCATGGGCTAACCCCAAAGCCAAACAAGGGTAAACGTACCCCACACAATGAAGATGGTCAAAAAGGCCGCAACGATGAACGCTTCAGCCCAGTCTTTCATTTTATTCCTGCACAGCAACGTAGTCGTTAGAAACACCACCATGTTTCTTGATGATGTTGAATATACGTGTGTTGTCTTCAAGCGCCATTACTTCATGGGGTTCGCCGGGGCGGAAATCAAGCAGTTGACCCGCAGTTGCTTCCATTTCCCAATCATGGGAATACGCTTTTACTTTGCCACGCGCAACAATGGTTATATGCACTGTGTTTTCATCGTGGTTGTGTTTTGGCAGAATATCGCCCGCTTTTTCAAAGTCGTAGATAGCGCCTCGAATATCACCAAGATTTTGCAGTGGATTAACCAATAACATTAGGTGCGCTCCCAGATGCAAAAGTGGATAGATTGGTTCCATTCGGTTGCATGTCTGGAGCCCGTGGGTAATCTGGATTGGCTGGGTCAACCAAAGTCCAAGCGTTTAATGCCGCTAAATAATCTACCCATAGCTGTTTGACTTCATCATTTACAGAAGTGTCGATACCGTTTTGGGCAATGCCTTTCAAATGCTCGACCGTAGCCATCGCGTTGCCAGTAAGGTATTGTGTTTTTTGGTCGCGCTCAGCGGCGGTCATATTGCGAATAGTCCAAACATCTTTAACGATGCCATCCACCCACTGGTAGGAAACTTCGGCTATTTCATAAACCCCCACATTATTCGGTGGTTCAATGCGTTCAAAGTGCGCAAATTGGGGTGGCAGATCATTGGGGCTGATATGCGGGAAAGCCTGATAGAAGTTGTCTTCCATGATGGGGTGCTCAAAAGGCTGACCATCACGTATTTGAATAAAAAGTTTCATTTAAATGTTTCCTACGTTAGTTGATGGGAATTGGCGAATGTTGCCGGGCCAGACAATCCGAACAGCCCCAGTACCACCTAGTGCGCCGTTTACACCGCCGCCGCCGCCATAATTACCACCGCTCCCAGAACCGGGCCCATAAGCAGTACCATTGTTTCCACCGCTACTAGCCCCGCTACCAGTAAAAAAGCTTCCTCGTCCACCCCCTGCCGCAGTTGTTTCTGTGCAACAGCAAGAGGCGTAGACGTACCCGCCAGCTCCGCTTGATCCTTCACCATATAGGCCAACGCCTCCACCACCGCTACCTCCAGTGCCAAAAGAGATACCACCGCCTCCACCGCCACCAGAGCCAGCACTACCGTTACCATTACCGCCAGCGCCAGAATAACCACCAGCGCCACCTCCAGCTCCGTTACTGCTGGTTCCAGTACCACCATTGCCCCCGCCGTCACCTGTGCGAGTTGTTGCTTGTCCAGCGCTTACAAGCCCAGTGCTTGAAAAATAATTGGTAGATGCCGAGGATGTGCCACCGATAAAAACAGTGTATGAAGCCCCGGGGGTCACTGCAATATTATTTTTATATGCAAGGGCTCCAGCATCTCCACCAATAGAGGCAGTGGCATTTCGTCCTGAACCAACCACTACAACAGAAACAGAAGTCACGCTTGCGGGTGCGACCCACGTATAAGTACCAGCCGCCGTATATGCCTGAGCGCCTTTAGCTACTGGCCATATCCCTTGACTCTGATAATACAGAGCTTGATCTACTGTCCAAATACCAGTCACACCTAGCAGTGTTGGAACTGTCGGGGTTGCCCTAATGAACCCACCGGGGTACTGTGTACTCATAAGTTACCTGTGTTAGTTGAAGGGAAGGAACGTGTGGAGCCGGGCCAAATAATGCGCACTGCGCCTCTAGCGCCACCGCCGTTGAATGTCCCTGATGAAGGACTACCACCACCACCGCCGTAGTTACCGCCGCCGCCACCTTCAGACCCTGTTTGACATGGGAAACAGCAACCTCCGCAATTGTAGCCTCCTGATCCCCCAGTAGAACCACTACTACCCCCACCACCACCAAGTGTGGCCGACGCCGCATTAGCGCCGCTAGTGCCAGAGCCAAGAATGCCAACGCCACCACCTCCTCCTGCGCCATTAGAGCCACTAATAATTCCGCCATTACCACCACTGCCGCCCGTACCAGTGCCTCCATCCCCAGAATACCCACCTGCACCGCCACCTCCAGTGGTAGTTACTATTGCTCCGCTTCCTCCGCCATCGCCCATTCGATCTATTGCTATGCCTGCCCTGAGCAATGCGGGATTTATAAAATATGATGGGTCGCTGGCAACTGCATCAGCAGGAGCTACTCTGACCGTGTACGACGCACCAGCGGTAACAGCTATATTATTTTTATACGATAAGGCTCCACCAAACCCACCAAGCGATGTACCGCGCGCTTCCTCACCCGCGCCAACAGTTACCACGGATACCGATGTAATACCAGCGGGACACACCCAAGTAAAAGTACCAGATGAGGTATACGCTTGCTGACTTGTGGCAGTCTCTTGAGCAGGCCAAGTGCCGCCGACCCTTGCTTGGGCTTGCTGTTGACGAGTAAATAAACCGATTGCCATTTATAGATACCCCACATTTGTTGACGGGAAGTTTCGCACAATTGTTGGATAACCTGACCAAATAATCCGTACTGCGCCGCTACCGCCCGCGCCTAAACCTCGTGCTGACGCAATGTCATCTCCAGCACCGCCACCGCCAAACGCCCCACCTCCACCTGAAAAGTTACTGGAAGAGCCTGAAGGATACCCTTGTACCCCACCGCTACCACCGCCACCGCCTAGCGTTCCAGTGGTATTTGCATTTGCGCCAGCCGCACCGCTTGTTCCTGAGCCATATAGACCGACGCCCCCGCCACCACTAGAGGCGGAAGTATTACCACCACCGCCACCACCACCACCGCCACCAGCACCAGCAGTACCAGCCGCCGCTGTACTTGCGCCTATACCACCACTTCCAGAGTAGCCACCCGCGCCACCTCCACCACCAGATGTAGATGTGCTTGGCCTAGCCCCACCAGCACCGCCATTACCGCCACCAATAGAACCCGCAATGGTTGAACCTGTGCCACCCGCGCCGCCTGTGGCATTAGAGGCATTATTTACGCCGCCACCGCCCGCCCAAACTGTGGCTGTTCCTGTAGATGTGCCATTAAACCAACTATCACCACCAGCACCCGCCGTAGCGCCAGCCGCACCGCCCACACCAACAGTAACTTGGTATTGGTTCCCGGGGGTCACAGCAAAATCATTGTAGTAACGAAGCCCGCCACCACCACCTGCATTGGCATAAGTATCGTTTGATCGGCCAGCTCCGCCGCCACCCACACACAGAATGGAAACTAAAAAAACGCCCGGGGGTGCAGTCCATGTGTACGTTCCAGCCGTTGTGTATACCGCTTCGCCGTTTAACAACAAAGCGTTAGCGCCCGAAGTTATAAGGGCTCCTGTGTAGCGTCTGCTCATATCAGACTCCTATCAAGACGCGATGGATTCGTAGCTAATACTGTATGTAATACCATTTGCGGTTCCAGAAGTCACCGTAATTGAGGTGCCTTCCATCAAGTAAATGCCTGTGGTTTTATCAGCAACAATCAATGAAGCCGTTGCTGGCACCGCGATAGTTGATGCAATAGGGAATGCCGTACCGCCAGAAGGAGCTGATCCTTTAGCTACCGCGCCATTGGTATAGATTGAAACCGTGGCATTAACCGCAGTTGTACCGTTGACGTTAGCCGCAACAATATTGTTAATTTTATAAACCAACCCAGACGATGCCGCATTTGGCAGCAAAACAACCGCAGTTGTGCCGGATGGTGTTAAGTAATCTGTGACGCCATATATGGCAGTGACATTGACGATATTTGGATTTGCCATGATAGCTCCTTATTAACTGAATACTAATGTAAAAGCGATTGATTTGCCAGCGGAAATACCTGTACTGGACGCCGCAGTGATAGTTTGGTTTGGCCAAGTCCCAGTGATTGTAATGTTGGAGCCTTGCACCAAGCTAGGGGTTGTTGTCCCTGTGCCGCCATTTAACACGGGTAGTGTGCCGGTTACTTGTGACGTCAGATTCACACCCGACAAAGCGCCGCCAAGGGTCAAGTTGCCTGTACTGGTGACAGTGCCCGTAAGCGTAATACCGTTAACCGTGCCTGTACCGCCAACAGAAGTAACGCCGTCGGCTACGCTTGAAGCCACCTTGACATAGTCAGTGCCGTTAAAATAAACAGTGCATTTTTCACCAACTGCAACGGAAACACCTGTCTGGCCCGATGCCTTGAATGTAACCGCTCCGCCGGTAGCAGCATTGTCCACTACGTATGTTTTGCTGTAACTTGGGGCTGTAATAATTTTGGTTGTAGTTAGCGTACCTGTAACTTTAATGATTGCGTACTGAGCTGTGGTCGACCCAATATTTGTGCCCAGTGCATCGCCGTTTGTATTAGCAAGCGTTACCGCGCCATCACCGTTTAAAGTGAGCGTACCTGCAACTGCAATATCAACGTAGTCGGTAATGCCGTAGTTAACGACATCGCCCCACGTACCGTCGAGTTCACCTTCAACCGGCAGCGCCAGCCCAAGGAGTGTTGTTGTTCCTGTTGTCATTAGTGACTCCTAGTTACAGACCGCGCAGGATACCAATTGCCTGCACATAAGATTTAGTTGCACCCGATGCCGCCGGTGTTTGGAACGTTGGTGCGCCACTAGCATTTGCTGTTAAAACTTGACCGGTTGTACCGTTAGAAATAAACGATGTAGCGCCCGATCCAGTTTGAACCGCGATTTGATTAGCCGCGCCCCCAGCAATGTTGGTAGCTGTAGTAGCCGTAGTAGCTGAACCCGCTGTCGTAGCAGATGTTGCAGTGGTTGCATTACCTGACAACGCGGCTGTGATCGTACCGGCGCTGAAATTACCGGAGGCATCACGGGCGACGATTGTTGAAGCAGTATTTGCGTTAGTGGCATTGGTAGAAATTGTGACCGCAGAGGAGCCGTTGTAGCTTGAGCCTCCGGCGGTTAAATACGTACCAAACGTTAAAGAGTTTAAATTAGAACCCAACGCGACGCCAGAGATTGTACCGGCAACCCACGTAAACGTAGAGCCGTTGTAGTTCAATACGTAGTTTGTGCCAGACGCCGCAGTGATAAACGATGTTGTGCCAGACGATGTTTGGTAGGCAATCTGGTTTGCTGCGCCGCCAGCTAAGTTGGTAGCCGTAGTCGCGGACGTTGCAGCACCACTCAATGTAGCCGTAATTGTCCCAGCGGAAAAGTTGCCAGAAGAATCTCGCGCCACAACCTTGGAAGCTGTGTTAGCCGAAGTCGCGTCAACAGTTGCTGTTACAGCAGCAGAGCCGTTAAAACTTGTGCCTGTTAGGTATGTACCCAACGTCAGCGCATTCGCCACAGACCCAGCCGATCCAGAAATATTACCCGTTACGTCAGCACCATCAATCGTGTTCCATCCGGGCGCTTGGGCTGAACTGCCAGTACCTGTTTGTGTCAAAAACTTCTTGGTGGTGGTTGTATTGCGGGTAACAACATCAAACGTGGTTGTTGTGTTGGAGTAGATCATCTCTCCAACGTTGTAGCCAGTTAAGCCTGTACCGCCGTTAGTAGCAGGAAGAGCGCCAGAAACAGCGCCAGATTGGTTTAAAGCGACAGCATTCCACTCAGGCAATGTGCCGCCAGCATTCATTGTCAAAGACTTGTAGCCAGCACCTGCGGCTAGTTTGCTCCATGTATTGGTAGCAGAACCGTACAGAAGGTCGCCTGTTGTAACTGTAGATTGACCTGTGCCGCCGTTTGTGGCTGCAACCGTACCTGTGAGGGATATAACTTGTCCCGTTACGTTAATAGGCGCTGTTCCCGTGTAAACAACACCACCGCTAAACTGCGTGTATGTCAGCGTGGTGTACCCAATAATCATCGTATTGGGTTCAGTGGTCAAGACGTGCGAGTCGCCAGCGTTTAAAGTACCTTCTCGGGTAAAGTAGTAGTCGCCTGTACCCACACCATCAGGGCTGGCGGGGTTAACTCGGTCAGAGTCGGTGGCACGAGTAAGCACCCAATTTGTAGAGCCGTCACCTACAGTAGTAACCGTATAAACACCATTCTCTGCGCCATTTGTTTGCAGGCGAACCATTACGCGATTTGTGGCTGCCAAATTAACACTATCAATTTGCAGTGCAGCTTGCGTCCCTGCATTGGTCAGTGTTGCGCCAACGCCGGAATTAATGACTGCGGGCTGTGTAAACGATCCGTTTGTAAGGCCCGTAACGATTGCGCCGCCAAAAGTAAGAGAAACTTGCGCTACTCCCGCTGACAAAACATTGACAATGAAATACGCTGTATTGGCAAGTAGGCCGTTGACTGCTGTGCCGGTGTAGACTTGATCGTTCACTGCGACCGTACCAAAAAACGACACGTCTGTACCGTTGGCAATTCCAGTGATGTTGATGTTTGTTGCGCCTGCCCGTGCATACGTTGCGTTCAAATTGCCCGTTGTCTCTACGCGCACAGGTTCGTGAATATGCAGACCCGCAGTGACTTGGTTATCAACGTACTGTTTGGTAGCAGCTTGCAACGCAATGGTAGGGTTGGCATCAAGCAAAACAGTAGAACCAAACGTAGCCGCGCCGGTAATATCCAAAGCGCCACCAACGTTTAAAGCTGCTTGTGTAGTAACAGCCTTTGTGGTTTTGTTAATACGAACAGCTTCATCAGTAGTATCTACACCACCGGCAAACAACACTACGTCATCTGTAGCACTACCAATAAGTAGTTCACCGCCATCGTTATAAAGATAACCGGAACCGGGTGTAAAAATTGGGTAAGCCACTTCCGTATAGTTGGAACTAGCAATACCCATGTCAATGAAATTATTAGTGCCATCACCCAAGTCGTTGTAGGCAACAATATCAGTAGAAGCGGACGCTCCATCACTTAAGTTCTGCGCATACATCTGCGCAAAGCTGTTTACGTTGGCATACAACTCTGCTAAGGCCGCACCAAATGTTGTGTAGCTTGTAACACCCGCACCAACAACTGTGATTGGGCCGCCATCAATCAAAACGTTGCCGGTTGTCTCTTCGTAGATAGCTTTAGATGATGGGTACGTACAGAACACATCCACTGTGCCTGTGAAGTTAACCAAAGCGCCAGCGTTAGAAGAAGACAGTGGTGTGGCGTTACGGCTTAGTGTAGTGCCTGACGATGTATACGTGCCGTAGTTAACTTCCCACGCGCCTGATGCGGCATCAACAATAGCAAAGTAGGTGACGTTGCCATTGCCAATAGCTGAAAAGGCTTGGAAGCCTGTAGCTGTAGCGCCAAGCGTAATCGTGCCCGTTCCGGGAGCGGCTGCGCTTTGTTTAACCCGATCTTTTAATACGATAGCCATTTTTAATCCTTACGACGGTATGTCGTCCCAACCGGGGGTTTGAGAGTTAGCAATTGAAACCCAACCTGAGCCTTGCGTATTGTCTATATTTTGCCAGTTTGGAGTCTGGTTGTCATCTATTACCGTCCAGATTAAAACGTCGCCAATACGTACGTACAGTTGAATACCTGTGACATTTGCGTTGACTGTTCTAATTGTAGAAACCGTTGCAGATGCTTGTACCAATTCTGATACAGTGCCAGTAAAGATAACCCTAGCAGTTTGGGTATCTGATCCTGTAGCAGACTCATCTATTGCAACAACCCAAAGTTTACCGCCAACACT